TGATAAGGGTGAGAAAGGTCAAAAGGGAGAGGGTGATAAAGGGTCAAAAGGTGAACCATCAACTGTAAAAGGTCAAAAAGGCGATAAAGGCAATAAAGGTCAAAAAGGAGAAGGCAATAAAGGTCAAAAAGGAGAAGATAATTCTACTAAAGGTCAAAAAGGTGAAGGTGATAAAGGTCAAAAAGGAGAACCAGGTGCTGATGGAGAAGATGGAGTCACGATAAAAGGACAAAAGGGTGAGTTAGGAACTACAACTAAAGGTCAGAAAGGAGAACGAGGTGCTGATGGAACTGATGGAAGTGATGGAACTTCAATAAAAGGACAAAAAGGTGATACAGGTGCTCAAGGTGATGATTATGAATTTCCATCTGGGACAGTAATGTTATTTTATAATACAAGTGCACCAACAGGATGGACAAAATTAACATCACAAAATAACAAAGGATTAAGAGTTGTAAGTGGTAATGGTGGTGGAACAGGAGGTTCTCAAAGTTGGTCAAGTGTTTTTAGTAACACTAAATTAACTCAAAATCATACACTAACAACTGCACAAATACCAGCTCACTTTCACTATGCATTTAGATCAGGAAATCATGGTCAACACCGTACTGGTTCAAATTTGAGTTCTAACAACTATCCAGGTTCTGGTTCTGGTGCATCAAATCTTTATGAAGGTTATAATATTTCTGCCTCTAATTCTCAACCAAACGTTGGTAGAACACAAGAAATTGGTAGTAGCCAAGGTCACGCACATGAGATAGATTTGGGACTAGCATATATAGATGTTATACTAGCCCAGAAAAATTAATTATGAAACTTGAACAGGGAAAATTTTGTCCACTCATAGGTGAGGATTGTCTTGGATTAAAATGTTCTTGGTTTACACATGTGAGAGGGACTGATCCACAAACTGGTGCAGAAGTTGATGAGTGGTCTTGTGCAGTCACTTGGATGCCAATGTTATTGATTGAAAATTCTCAACAACAAAGACAAACTGGTGCTGCTGTAGAATCATTTAGAAACGAAACTTTGAACAGAATATCACAAACCATTAGTATGAAAACAATCGAAGAACCAATTAATAAATTGGAAGGGAACACTGAACTTTAATTTTTATTATGTTTGAACCAACAATTAATACACCTGAAGTCTTTTTAAATGAAGATTTTATAGGAGTATGGGATAATGTTATATTAGATGATTTTAACAATCTCATTATTAAGACATTAGACGAATCAACTCATATTGTTCCGAGGAGCAATACAACTGTTAAAGACACTCAATTAGACATAGCAGCATTTAATCCTTTATTATCAAACCATATTATGTGTGCGGTAAGATCTTGTTGTGAACAATATTTTAATTGGTATCCATATCTGAAAAATTTTACTTTTATTAGCACAACTTGTTTGTTACAAAAAACAAAACCAACAGAGGGGTATCATGATTGGCACTCAGAGACAAATAATATTGCGTGTGCTAATCGAACATTAGTTTGGTCGGTATATTTTAATGATCTGGATGATAGTGGTGAAACAGAGTTTCTATATCAAAAAAAGAAAATAAAACCAAAAGCAGGTAGAGTAATGATTTTTCCTGGTTCTTTTACTCACCTTCATAGAGGAAATCCACCATATAAATCAAAATATATTGCAACTGGATGGTTAGCTAGTAATGATCATACAAATATGTTTCTATAGTATAAATATCTAGAAACAACAAATAAATTATGGATATTGATTATTCTTTAATAAAAGAAAATTTTGGAACTGATTATGTTAGTGCTCTCCGACATATGAGAGATATTTTATTGAAAGAAAGTGATTGGACACAGTTTACAGACTCACCTTTGACTGACTCAAAGAAAACTGAGTGGAAAACTTATCGACAAAGTTTAAGGGATTTGCCAGCAACAGAATCAGACCCAGAGAACGCAACTTTCCCAACGAAACCATCTTAATATGGCAGTAAATTTTCCCAATAGTCCTAATACTGGTGATGTACATTCTGAGGGAGGTGCCTCTTGGAGATGGAGTGGCTATGCGTGGAGAAGAATACCAGATCCTGGTGCAAAAGGTGAACCTGGTACAAAAGGACAGAAGGGGGAAGTTGGATTAACAGGTGATACAGGTGATAAAGGTCAGAAGGGAGATAAGGGTGATGTTCTAGCAAAAGGTGTAAAAGGTGAAGATGGTGAGAAAGGAACACAAGGAACACAAGGTGTTGAGGGCAATAAAGGTCAAAAAGGTGAATTGGGGCAAAAAGGTGATGATGGTCAGAAAGGACAAAAGGGTGAGGGAACGGAAGGTACAAAGGGAGATAAAGGTGCTGGATCATCTGTTACAATAGGAACAGAACCACCCACTTCTCCAACTCCTGCTGCTGGTGATATGTGGTGGGATAGTGATGACGCAGATTTACACGTATATTATAATGATGGTAATAGTTCCCAATGGGTGTCTGTTACGTCTTCTGCTGCTTTGAAAGGTGCGAAAGGTGAGAAAGGAGACAAGGGACAAAAGGGTGAAAAAGGTGATAAGGGTCAGAAAGGTGAGAAAGGTTTAAAAGGTGATAAGGGTCAAAAGGGAGAAAAAGGACAGAAGGGTGATAAAGGACAGAAGGGTGAACAGGGTCTTTCTGGTGGTGCAGGTGATAAAGGAATACAAGGTGATAAAGGAAGTCAAGGTAATAAAGGTCAAAAGGGAGAGGGTGATAAAGGTCAAAAGGGTGCAACTGGAGCAGATAATTCCACTAAAGGACAAAAGGGTGAATTAGGTCAAAAGGGTCAGAAAGGTGATTTAAATGATAAAGGTCAGAAGGGTGACGTAGGTGGAGCAGGTTCTTCAGTTCCTTCAGGGGGTATCATCATGTGGTCTGGTACAGTATCTACTATACCATCAGGTTGGTATCTATGTGATGGTAATAATAGTACTCCAGATTTAAGAAATAAATTTATTATTGGTGCTCATTCAGATAGTGGTGGATCTGCAAAAACAACAGTGACAGGATCAGCAACACAATCTGGTGGTTCAAAAGATGCAGTGTTAGTTTCTCACACACATAATTTACAGAATCACGTTCACGGTATTAATATAACTACTGACTCACAGGGTGCTCACACCCATTCATTTGAGGCTCATTTCAATAGCACCACATTGGATAATGATGAAGGTAACGCAACAATATATCCATCTCTAACTTCATCTACAACAGGCAGTAATGGTGCACACACTCATACTCTAAGTGGTAATACTGGAATTCCATCTACCAATACCACAGATACTCTAGGAGAGTCAGCGACAAATAAAAACTTACCACCATACTATGCCCTTTGCTATATTATGAAATCATGATATAATATAAATGATTTGATTTTTCTTATGGATTTACTTGATAAACCAAGAGGTTTGATAAAAGATTTTATATTTGTCAAAGATAACTCATTACCTAAGTCTTTTTGTGATGAGGTAATAAAAAAGTTTGATGAAGATCCAAGACAGAGAGATGGTATTATTGGTAAAGATACTAATCAAAGAGTAGATAAAAGTCTTAAAGATACAAAAGATATTCATATATCATCGACCACAGGGTGGGAAAAAGAAGATGAAGTCTTTTTTGAATCATTAAAAATAGGATTAAATGAGTACAATGAATATCTTTCAAATCTAAATGATTGTTGTAAAAGTTACCCTAATCCAACATTTGGTACAAATGATACAGGATATAAAGTTCAAAAGTATGAGCCAGGTGGATGTTATCATTGGCATCATGATTGGTCAATGTCTTCAGAACCTATTGCATCAAGAATTTTTACTTTTATGTGGTATCTGAATACAATTGATGAGAAAGATGAAGGTTTCACAGAGTTTGCTGACGGAACTAGAATACAACCTGTATGTGGGAGACTTATATTTTTTCCAGCAACTTGGACATTTCTTCATAGAGGTTATCCACCGAAAGTAAAAAAATATCTTTGCAACGGATGGATACATTCATCTCCTGCTTGAATTGACTTTTTTCATACATATGCTATAATAGTAAAAAATGTTTCTATGGATGAGTTCATTTACGAGGTTGAAGTAGACATTTGTGCTAGAACCTTCAAACTAAAAAGTGATAAGGGAGATCACAGAATAATAGCGTGTGAAAACAAAGAGGAATTTATGAGAGTTCTAGAAGTTTGTGATCAAATGCTTGAACCTTGTATGGTTGTTTACAAAGAATTAGCATTGACCACTGATAAATAAAACATTCAGTATTTTATTATGAAGTATAAGATATCTACTAAATGCTGCTGGTTTCGTGGTGGTAGTATGATAGT